ATGGTCGAGACAAGCGACAACAGATCACCGCCCCGGCGCGACTGGCAGGGTATCCGCGAGGCACACCGCGCGGGTATGAGCCTTGAAGGGCTTTCCTTACGCGAGGGCATTGGCGTGCCCTGGCTCAAAGAGGGTCTGCAATGGGTGGAACGCATTCTGCCCGCCAGCAAGACGGCGAGTTTGAAGCTGCGCCTCGAAGCCCATCTGGAAGCGGCTGAAGCGGCGCTGGCGCGCGGCGAGACCGCAGACGCGGAAAAGCGGGCAAGGGCGGTCAGCGCGCTTTTGAAGGCGGCGATGAGCGTGGATGACTGGGCGCGGCTTGCCGAGATCGCCCGCAAAACCGAGACAAGCGAGGCGCAGGCCCATGCACACACCCGTGAGGCTCTGCTTGAAGAGCTTCGCCGACGGCTTTCGCGCCTTGATGCGCAGGCCAGCCGGGATTGACCGGCTGATCGCCTCCATCGATGCAGGTGAGGCCGAACGCATCCTCGATGACTGGCAAAGCTGGGCGCACCGCGCGCAGCTTCCACCGGAAGGAGACTGGCAGGCTTGGCTGTTTCTGGGCGGGCGCGGGGCAGGGAAAACCCGCGCTGGAGCCGAATGGATACGTCGCCGCGTAGCCGGCGGTGCCGGGCGGATCGCGCTGATCGGCCCGACCCACGGCGATGTGCGAGAGGTGATGATTGCCGGGCCTTCAGGGCTTCGCAGTCTGGGCCCGAGGGGCCAGCGCCCGGTCTGGGAAGCCTCGCGAAGGCGCCTAGTCTGGCCGTCCGGCGCGGTTGCCTACACGTTTTCGGGTGAAGACCCCGATGCGTTGCGCGGGCCACAATTTGACACGGCCTGGGCCGATGAGTTTGCCGCCTGGCGCTATCCGCAAGGCGTGCTGGACATGCTGCGCTTTGGTCTGCGGCTGGGAGATGATCCGCGCTTGATGGTGACGACGACGCCGCGTCCGCTTCCGGCGCTCAAACGCCTGATCGCGGCGCAAGGCAGCGTGATGACGCACGCGCCGACGGCGCAGAACGCAGCCCATCTGGCGCCGGGCTTCATCAAGGCTTTGCGCGAACATTACGGCTCGTCGCGCCTCGCTTTGCAGGAGCTGGAGGGCCGTCTGATCGACGATCCTGACGGCGCGCTGTGGACGCGCGAGATGATCGATGCGGCGCTCGCGCGGCAGCCAGTAGAGGCAGAGAGAATTGTCGTCGCGGTTGATCCACCTGCCGGGTCTACCGGGGATGAATGCGGGATCATTGTCGCGGGTGCGGCGGGGCAGGGCGCAGGCCAGACCTTCACGGTGCTAGCTGATTACTCACTGCGCGCCCGGCCTGAAGGCTGGGCCAGACAGGTGGCCAAAGCCTTTACCGCGCATGAGGCCGACAGCGTCGTCGCCGAAAGCAATCAGGGCGGGGAGATGGTGCGCGCGGTGCTGGCCGCTGCGCTGCCGGGCCTTCCTGTCCGCCTTGTTCATGCCAGCCGGGCCAAGCGCGCCCGGGCAGAGCCCGTCGCTGCGCTCTATGCGGCGGGGCGGGTGGCGCACGGGGCACGAATGCCGGGACTGGAAGACCAGATGTGCGCCTTTGGCGCGCCGGGCTTTACCGGCTCACCCGACCGGGTGGACGCGCTGGTCTGGGCCATCGCCGCGCTTAAGGGAAGCGGGGCGGAGCCAAGGCTGCGGTGGGTGTGAGGGGTTCGCCCTTCCCTGAAATCCTGGCCGAGCGATAGCGAGAGCCGGGAGCCCGGGCAGGATGGGCACAAGGCCCCGGATACGCCTTCGGCGTTCCGGGGTTTCAACTGGTCGAGTGAAGCGGAAACAGGCCCCGGCTCTGCGCTCCGCTCCGGCCGGGGTTTCACGCGTTCATCGACCAAAACAAAAGAAGAGAAAACCCATGCTACGACAATGGTTTGGACTGCAGCGCAAGAGCGCGGGCAGGCTGGTGGCGCTATCGCTGTCTCCGCGCGCCGCATGGAGCCCGCGCGACTATGCCGGGCTGGCGCGCGAGGGATATGGCCGAAACGCGGTGGCCAATCGCTGTATCCGTCTGATCGCCGAGGCCGCAGCCGCCGTTCCCTTGCGCATCGAAGGGCAGGGGCGGGCGGCAGAGGCGGTGCGTGTGCTGCTCGCCCGGCCCAATCCTGACCAGACCGGCATCGAATTGCTGGAAACGTTTCACGGCCATCTGCAGGTGGCCGGCAATGCCTATCTGGAGCTGACCGAAGGCTTTGATGGCCCGTCTGGCCTGTTCGTGCTGCGCCCTGACCGGGTGCGGGTGATGCCGGGGCCGAAGGGCTGGGCGGATGCTTTCGAATACCGCAACGGGTCTGACCGCCGCCTGATCGAACGTGACCGGGCGAGCGGCAAGAGCCCGGTCCTGCATCTGAAACTCTTTCATCCCGCTGATGATCATTACGGCCTGCCTCCGCTGGAGGCGGCGGCGCGCGCGGTGGACATCCATAATGCGGGCGGGGCGTGGGCCAAGGCGCTGCTGGACAATGCGGCGAGGCCCTCCGGCGCGCTGGTGGTCACCTCGAAAGATGGCTCTGAAGCGCGCCTGACCGACCAGCAATACCAGCGCCTGAAAGATGAGCTGGAGACCCTGCATTCCGGCCCCGCCAATGCCGGGCGGCCTCTGCTGCTGGAAGGCGGGCTGGAGTGGAAGCCGATGGGGCACTCGCCAGCCGAGATGGATTTCATCGCCGCACGGCGCGAGGCCGCGCGCGAGATCGCGCTGGCCTTCGGGGTGCCGCCCATGATGCTCGGCCTGCCGGGAGACAACACCTACGCCAATTACCGCGAGGCGAATCTGGCCCTCTACCGCCAGACGATATTGCCGCTGGCTCGCAAGACGGCAGACGCGCTGGCCGGATGGCTGGAGCCCTGGCTGGGCGAGGGATTTCACATCCGCCCGGACGAGGATGCGCTGCCCGCGCTGTCCGAAGAGCGTTTGGCCCGCTGGCAACGCATTGGCGGGGCGGACTTCCTGTCTGACGCAGAGAAGCGCGCACAGCTGGGTCTGAAACCAGCCGCAGACACGGAGGATGATGATGACTGAACGCCCGTCTCACTGGCGCGTCGACCGGCAGATCACGCTGGGCGTCCTCGTGACGCTCGCCTTGCAGACCGCTGGCGGCCTGATCTGGGCGGGCGCGACCTCTGAACGTATCCGCCATCTGGAATTGCGCGTGGAGGCAACCGCCCCGGTCTATGAGCGCATCGCCCGGCTGGAGGAAAACTCCGCCTATACCCGCCTCGCGCTGGAGCGCATCGAGCGCAGGCTGGCCGGGGAGTAATGCTCTTTTCCCGTGCTCCGCGCATCCGCGCATCGCTGCGGGCAAAAGTGCCCGGCGGCCGGTCGGCCTGAAAAGCGCGAACGCGCGCCCGCGACTTTTCGCGGAACATCGCAACGCGGATGCGTTGCGGAGAAAGAATAATTCAAACGCCCCGGATCGCTTTGCGTCCGGGGTTTCACGTTTCAAGCGACCCCCAAAAGCAAAAAGGAGGCTGTCAGATGACAGCAGATGACGGCTCGGGCGAAAGGCTCGAGATCGCCGGTTATGCCAGCGTGTTCGATACCGAGGATTACTCCGGTGACATCATCCGGCGCGGCGCGTTTGCAGACAGCCTGGCTACGCGCGGGGCGGGCGGTATCCGCATGCTGTTTCAGCACGATGCCGACGAGCCGGTCGGTGTCTGGGACGAGATCCATGAAGATGAGCGCGGTCTGTTCGTGCGCGGCCATCTGACCGGGATCACCACGCGCAGCGCGGCGACCGCAGCTCTGATTCGCGAAGGCGCGGTCGACGGCCTCTCCATCGGCTTCCGGGCCTTGTCGGAGACCGCCCGTCCAGGCGGCAAGGGCCGCATCCTGACGCAGGTGGATCTTTGGGAGGTCTCCATTGTCACCTTTCCGATGGCTGAAGGCGCGCGCCTGGACATCGTCCCGCCCGCCGCCAGCCAAGCCGAGCCCGTTGGTGCCTTTCTCGACAGCGTTCTCGCCTGACTTCCCCAGTCTTCACATCCCTGACCGACACGAAGGAACCCCCATGTCCCGTGAAACCAAGATGAGTGCGCCAAACACGCAAACCCGCGCGGCGCTGCACGATTTTCTGTCCGCTTTCGAGCGCTTCAAAAGCGCCAATGACCAGCGCCTCGCCGATATCGAGACGCGCAAGAGCGCAGACGTTCTGCTGGAAGAAAAAGTGGCCCGCATTGATGCGGCCCTGACCCGCCAGAAAGCGGCGCTCGATCGCATGACGGCCGAGGCTGTGCGTCCGTCCATCGGACAGGATCGCAAGGCCGCCGCCAATCCCGGCTGGAATGCCTATATCCGGCGCGGCGATGCAGCCGCGCTGATCGAGGCCAAGGCCCTGTCGGCAGGCACGCCGGGCGATGGCGGCTATGTCGCGCCGCCGGAAACCGAAGCGATGATCAACCGCCTGCTGGCGGGCGTCTCGCCGATCCGCGCGATTGCCTCTGTACGCCAGACCACCAGCCACACCTTCCGCAAGCCGGTCAGCCTGGGCGGCGCGGTCGCAGGCTGGTCTGCCGAAACCGGCGCACGCACCGAGACGGCAACGCCCGAGATAACGCTGGTCGAGTTCCCGACGGCAGAGCTCTACGCCATGCCGGCCGCAACGCCGGTGATCCTGGACGATGCTCTGGCCGATGTGGACCAGTGGCTGGCCGAGGAAGTGCGTGATGTCTTCGCCGCCGAGGAAGGCAAGGCCTTCGTTTCGGGAACCGGCACGAACCAGCCCAAGGGCTTCCTTGCCTACACCAAGGAGCCGGAAGGCACGCAAGACTGGGGCGAGATCGGCTATGTCGCCACTGGCGCGGCGGGCGATTTCGGCGATGATCCGGTCGATGCGCTGATCGATCTGATCTATGCGCCGGCGACCGGCTATCGCGCCAATGCACGCTTTGTCATGAACCGCCAGAGCGTCTCGCGCATCCGCAAGCTGAAAGACGTGGATGGCAATTACATCTGGCAACCGGCGCAAAATGCCGGTCAGGAGGCGAGCCTGATGGGCTATCCGCTGACCGAGGCCGAGGACATGCCGGATATCGGCGCCAATGCGTTCGCGATTGCATTTGGCGATTTCGAGCGCGGCTATCTGGTGGTCGACCGTCAGGGCATCGAGGTGTTGCGCGATCCCTATTCGGCCAAGCCCTACGTGCTCTTCTACACCACCAAGCGTGTGGGCGGCGGGGTGCAGGATTTCAACGCCATCAAGCTGTTGAAATTCGCCGAGAGCTAAGAAGTTCCCCTCCTTTCGTCATTCCGGCGAAAGCCGGAACTTGGTCTTTTCCTAATGCTCCGCACATCCGTGCGTCGCGCCTCGCATTAGCTCGGGCGCGCATTCGCGCTTGCGGCGCTATGCGCCGGGGTGCCGGTCCGGCCCCGGCATGGGCCGCAAGGCCGACCGGCCGTCCGCGACTTTTCGCGGAACATCGCAACGCGGATGCGTTGCGGAACTTAAAGAGGAGCCTCAATCATGGGACTTCAAACGCTCGGGCCAGCGCCCGCGGCGCCCGTCAGCCTGTCTGATGCCAAGGCGTGGCTGCGTGTCGGCCATGCAGGCGAAGACGCGGCGATAACGGCGCTCATCAGTACCGCCGCCGCGCGGGTGGAGACTGAAACGGGCCGGGCGCTTTTCACCCGTGCGTTTCGCGAGACACTCGATAGCTGGCACCCCCGCCGGCTGTCGGGCTGTGCCTCGGCCTTCGCGCTGGCGGTTGCCCCAGCCGTTAGTGTGGAGGCCGTGCGCACCTTTGACCGGGCAGGTGAAGCCACGCTCTGGGATGAGGCGGAATACCGCGTCGACACGGCCGCTGATCCCGGACGTCTGATCGCCCGCGCGCCCTTTGCCTTCCCGAGGCCGGGGCGGCTGGCGGCGGGCATCGAGATCGATTTCACGGCGGGCTATGGGAGCAGTGCGTCTGATGTGCCGCCCGCTTTGATAGAGGCGGTTCTGCGCCTGGTCGCGGATGGCTATGCGGCCAGCGAGCCTGCGCTGGCGGCGGGACGCGGCCCTGCGCGCTTGCCCGAAACGGTCGAGAGCCTTCTGCGGCCCTTCCGGCAGGTGCGGCTATGAGCGCGGAGGCTGCCCTGCAGGCGGGGATTCTCGCACATCTGGCCGCAGATGCGGGTGTGCAGGCACATTTGGGTGATCCGCCCCGGCTCTATGACCGGGCACCGGCGGGCGCCGCCTTTCCCTATATCGCGCTTGGGCGCGCCGAGAGCCGCCCGCTTGATGGTGATGACACGGCGCTAAGCGAGCACCGGCTGACCGTGCATGTGTGGACCCGCCGTCAGGCCTTTGGCGAAGTCAAAGCCATTACAGGCGCAGTATCGGCCGCCCTGCACAATGCGGCCTTCAGTCTTGATGGCGGCTACCGGCTTGTCCTGTGCCAATGCGTCTATACCGACCATTTCGAGGGCGCCGACACGCGCTCGGTTCACGGGCTGGTGCGGGTCAGGGCGCTGGTGGGGATGTGAAACGTTTGATGCGCTCGCGCGTAAATCTCTTGCGTAGCTTATCATTCGGCCTAATGTAACGCGGATGAAGCAAGACGCTGGCACTCGGCCATAGGCTTGCATGCTTGTCGATTGGTGTTTCCCGATTTGACCGGGTCAAGACTCGGTTTACCGGGTATTCATGTGTTCTGGTTCACTCTGCCGCATGGCGGTGGAGCCCTGCAGGCCCCAACTACAAGGGGCAGGAGAATGAAATGATTGCGCGTAATATCACCAAGGGTGGCACCAGCCGTGGCGGCACCAGCCGCGAAATCTAGCTTGTCTGGATTTGTTCCATAGCTTGACAAAGGCCGCCTCCGGGCGGCCTTTTGCTTTTCTGGTTTGGGGCGCAGGGGCTTGTTATGGATTACGCAGTTTGGACCGCGTGGGCAGCGAATATAATTCTGTTCATCACTGCCGGTGTGACGCTGGCTCTGTACTTTCGTACGCGCGGGGTTTCCGTTCTTCGCAGCTCTTTCGAGCACATCGCCATTCAGACCCGTGATGCTGACCTTATCGAGATGTTTGAGCAGCTTCGGCGGGTCCGGTATTCGGCAACGGCCGAAGGTGTTGAGCTGACATATCAGAACATGCAGCGCGACTTCAAATATGATGGAACGCATATCAACGCTGACAATACCATCAAGAAAACATTCAACTATTACGAGGCGACGTGCATCGGAATCAAGCGCGGCGCGCTCGAGGAGCGGATGATCAGGGACTGGTGGGGCGATGCTCTGGTGTCTGACTGGATCGATTTCCAGCACTATGTGCACGAGGCTCGCATTGCGCTGGATTATGACGAACTTTATATCGAAGTGGAACGCTACGTGCACCGCTGGATAAAGCCAGAGCGCAGGTCGAAACTCCTGCCGCCCAAAGCCTAGCGATCTGTCAATCCGGCACCATTCAAAGCCGCCTTGAGGGCGGCTTTTTTCATGCCTGAAACTCACCGGAAATCAAAAAAGGAGAGGCCCATGACCGCCCAGGCAGGACGGGACATGCTCATCAAGCTCGGCGATGGCGCGAGCGAGGAAAGCTTTACCAGCGTGGCGGGTCTGCGCGCCAAAGCGCTCAGCCTGAACGCGCGCACCATCGACGCAACTCATTCAGAAAGTCCGGGGCAGTGGCGCGAGCTGATTGCCGGGGCAGGCGTGAAAACGGCCAGCGTCACCGGCACGGGCATTTTCCTGTCCGGCGATGGCGACAACGCCATCCGGCAGGCTTTCTTTGCCGGGGCCACGCCCAGTTTCCAGCTTGTCATCCCCGATTTCGGCGTGATTGAAGGCGCGTTTGCCATCAGCGCACTGGAATATGCTGGGCGCCATGATGGCGAGGCGACGTTTTCCATCTCGCTGGCCTCCGCAGGCGCACTCAGCTTCGAGGCGCTCTAGCCATGGTCAACCGGCAACGCGGCGAAGTGCTTCTGGAGGCAGGCGGCGAGCAATATGTCCTCTGCCTGACGCTGGGCGCGCTGGCAGAGATCGAAACGCTGACCGGCGTGAGCGATCTGAGCGAGATCGGCCCCAAGCTCGCCGGCCTGAATGCGGGCGGCATGCTGGATCTGCTCTCGATCCTCCTGCGTGCAGGTGGAAACACGGTGGATGCGCGCCAGCTTTCCATTACGCCTGCGAGGGCCGCGAGAGCCATTGCGCAAGCGTTCGAGGCGGCGGCGCAATGAGCGGCCGCTGGGCGGGCTGGTTTGCGTTTGCCATCCGGCACCTCGGCCTGACGCCAGGCCAGTTCTGGGCGCTGTCTTTGAGTGAGTGGCGCGCGCTGACGCATCCCGCCGCGCCCGTATCAGACCTGCCGGACCCGGCAGCCTTGCGGGCGCTGGCCGCGCGCTTTCCCGACGGAATTTCGACAATGAAAGGCTTGGACCATGCAGGACGATAACCGGCTGGATGCGGGCGCGCTTTCCCGTGCCGCACGCGAGGCCGAAGAGGCCGCGATGTCGGTTTCGCGCGCCTTCGAGCGCACTGGCGACGATATTGCCCGCGCCATGGAGCGCGCAGCGCGTTCGGGTTCGCTCTCCATTAACGCTATGGTGGAGGAGGTGCTGCAATCGCTGGCGCGCATCGCACTCGACCGTCTCATCGTCAACCCGCTGGGCCAGTTACTGGGCCAGCAGATTGCCGGCATGACCGGCCAGCGCGCGGAGGGCGGCCCGGTACTGGCCGGACAGAGCTATCTGGTAGGCGAGCGGGGGCCGGAAGTGTTCACCCCCATGGCCAATGGCGCGGTTATCCCCGGCGGTGGCGCGCCTGTCATCAATATTTCCATCCACGCCAGCGGCGACGCGGTCTCCGCCATCCGGCGCAGCGAAAGCCAGATTGCCGCAAGTCTGGCGCGGGCGGTGCGAGCAGGGAGTGAGCGGCTATGAGCGCGTTTCACGATGTGCGGTTTCCGCTCGGCGTCGGCCTTGGCGCACGTGGCGGGCCCGAACGCCTCACCGAGATTGTGGAGCTTGCCAGCGGTGCCGAGGAACGCAACAGCCCATGGGCCCATTCGCGCCGCCGCTGGGATGCCGGACCGGGCGTGCGCTCTCTCGATGATTTTACGCGCCTGACAGCCTTTTTTGAGGCGCGGCGCGGTCGGCTCCATGCGTTCCGCTTCCGGGATCCAGCCGATCATGCCTCGTGCCTGCCATCCGGGCAGGTGAGTGCGGGCGACCAGCTTCTGGGGCTGGGTGACGGGGAACGGACCCGCTTTGCGCTGGTCAAACGCTATGGCGAGGGCGAGGGCGCGTATCTGCGCCCGATTGCTTTGCCGGTAGTGGCCAGCGTGATTGTCGCCGTGAACGGCGACACGGCCGGTTTCATGCTGGATGGCGGGGACATTGTTCTCGATGAACCCGCCGCTGACGGCGCGGCTGTCACCGCCGGTTTTCGCTTCGACGTGCCCGTCCGCTTCGACACTGACTCTCTGGAAATCACGCTCGATGCGTTTCGCGCTGGCGCGATTTTCAGCGTGCCGCTGGTCGAGGTGCGGCTGGGGTAGCTCTGCCATTACCGTGAAGCCCCGGACGCGAAGCGATCCGGGGCCTCCCTCCGCCTCTTCTGCACAAGGTCCCGGCTTGCGCTGCGCTTGGCCGGGATTTCACGCGCTGGTTTCAGGATAATCCGACATGCTCTCCCTTCCTCTTGCCATGCAGGCCGCGCTGAATAGCGGCGTGACGACGCTGGCCTGGTGCTGGCTGATCACGCGCTCAGACGGCCAAAGGCTCGGCTTTACCGATCATGATGGTCCGCTGCTGCTGGACGGCGTGTCCTGCGAGCCCTCGAGCGGGCTGGTTCCCGGTCCCATCCGCGCAGAAACGGGCAGTCCGGCGCGCGGCGCGGCGTTCGGTATTGTCAGTTCGCAGCGGATCAGCGCCTCGGATATCGCCAACGGGCTTTTTAACGCGGCGCGCGTGGAAGTGTGGCGGGCCGACTGGACCGATCCGGACACCCGTGTGCGTGTCTTCGCTGGCGAGATTGGTGAGATACGCCGGGCCGGATCGGGCTTTGAGGTGGAGCTGGCGGGTCTTTCCGCCCGGCTCAACCGGCGCATTGGCCGCGTTTTCGCCAAGACCTGCGATGCGGAGCTGGGCGATGCGCGCTGCGGCGTGGACACAACCCTCCCGACATACAGCGCCGAAGGTGTGGTTGCGGGCATGATCAGTGCCAGCGGCTTTGCGGCCTCCGGTCTGGGCGGGTTTGCGCCGGGCTGGTTCACCCATGGCAGGCTGATCTGGCTGACGGGCGGCAATGCGGGCGGTGTGGCCCGCGTGCAGACGCATGGCCTGCTCAATGAGGCCGTGCAGATTTCACTGGCCCGGCCCCCGGCTCACTCCGTGATGGCAGGCGACAGCTTCGAAATCGTTGCCGGGTGCGATGGCCGGGCAGAGACGTGCCGTGAGAAGTTTGCCAATTTTGCCCGTTTCCGGGGCTGTCCGCATATTCCCGGCAATGATGTTCTGATCCGCCATGCGGGATCAGAGCCTGTCCGTGATGGCGGGCGGCGATGA